GTGCACTATTGAACTCTATGTATTCTCATAGAGTCATGCCTTTCACATCAACAGGAGTGGAGTCTCGAAATGATAATACCTAAAGGTTTAACCGAGGGTTATGACACCCGCGGCCTCCCCTTTGAGTATGATCCTCATAAATTTTATGAGTATCAGTTCGAGAAGATCCAAAAAACTTCAACCGGAGTTGAGTGGATGTTATACCAGTATATACCGGTAAGTGTGATAAAGAGTGTCGCTCTCGCGATCGACCCTTTAGCACCCTTTAAGGTAGCTCCTGGAGTTATAACTCCAGCGAATCGGCGAAAGTATAGAGCCACGGCATCTGTTTTACAGGTCCGAAAGGTTCGGAACACTGTGCACAATACCTCAAATCAACAACTTGTTAATTATCAAGGTGTTGGAGGTTGTCGCAGCTGTTTTACTGTCGCCGTTACGCCGAACTTTACAACGTCTTTGTCGGGTTTACCCAACCAAGATCCGTTGCCAGATACGCTCAACGATACGACTAGTCGTACTAGACTAATGGGGAGTCAACAGGGTACCCTTGATTTATTCAAGGGCCATATTAATTCCCCTCCTAGATCTGTTATGACTATCGATACTTTCAGACAGGTACTTGGAACTAGTACAACCCCTTCCTCTGATGAATGTATCAAGAGAGGGGGGACATACCAGGTCCAAAGCGATGGTGCTAACCGCACTTATCGTACCACTGAAGGTGCCGGTTCAAGGCTGCCCATATTGACTCATACACAGCTACGTCTTTCCGAGATTGCCTACAACGAGCAGTTAATTTCTGCTAACGTTTTAGGCATGTTAAAAGGATGGTCCCCCGAAAGGAGGGCCCATACTTTATTTCGGAATGTGGCTGAGTTACGTGATATCCCCAGGTCCGTGTCCTCATTAAGGACTACGCTTGGTGACTTACGTAATCTGTATACTTCCTTGTCCACGTCTCCATCTCTGAGAAAGATTATTTTCGATCTCCGAGCTACGAGTAAGGACATCCCGAATGAATATCTTTCGTTTCATTTTGGATGGAAGCAACTGTATAAGGATATTATGGACTTGGTGGTCTTGCCAGGAAAGATAAGCAAGAAGGTTAACTTCTTGATTGAACGGAATGGCAAGCCAACAACGTATCGCTCGAAGAGAAGCTTTATCTCGGGCGAAACGGGCGTCTCCGGGTTCGAGTATGAGAATCTTTCTTTTGAGGATGACGTAGTTCTCAACAGTCGCATTGAGAGAAGTACTGAGTTGCGTTTAGTTATAAATGCAACTTTTGACTTCCCCAATGTTGATTCTCCTTCATTCCGCCTCAAAGAGTTCGGGAGGCAGATTGGCGCCGTGCCGCGTCCTACGGACCTGTATAACTTGGTCCCATGGACTTGGCTACTTGATTGGTTTACTGGCCTGGGTAATTATGTCGAAGTAATCGACAATATGAACTCAGACCGTTCACTAATCAACTGGGGTATGATTACCGCTGTTTCCAACGGTTCTCTTATCTCAGAGCGTAACTCGAGCACGAACTGTTCTGATTCCATTACCTTTGGGGGAACGACTACTACGACAAATTATAAGCGTCGTTTTAGTCATACTTCAAGGTTTGATTACGTATGTGAAATACGTAAGGATATCAGTACCAGTCTTGGTGTGAACAAGACTTCTGTTATTGACAGTTTATCGTCATATCAGAAGTCCATCCTTGGCGCTCTGCTTCTGCAGAGAGTCAATTTTTCAGGGGCCGGGGCATTCCGCCCTCGGTCCTAAAATCACTTTTCACAAGGAGACGTTGATGCTAGTTGATCCAGTAACTGTTGCCGCTGCGTCGCCCACGCCCTCATTGGTCCTGGCTGTTGTCAGGTCCGACGGGTACGGAAGCGAACGCGTTGATACGGGTGCTAATGGCTACTCTGTCATTACCAACCATACCAAGAATAAGGGCGGTGGCTCTCGCCACTACATTCAGATGACTAAGTCAGTGAATGCTGTCGATCCTTATTCAGGCCTGACTAAGAAGCAGATCGCTTCCGTCAGTTTCAC